TCACCCCCCAGGTAGGTTCGCTCTCTTGCAAACCACTGAGCACCTATCAGCGACGGCCCTTCCATATTTACTCCCTTTGTAATTAGAAACTAAACGCCAACAGAAGCAAGCGCGACACTCGTTCCTACTGTCCCCGCAGCACCCTTCAATGCTGCACAGGTGGGGTCTTCTCCTGGAAGTGCGAATGCATAGCCTGCTCCTGCACCCCAAACCATCAAAGGAACGCGGTCCAGGATGGTTCGAGCAGCGGGGGGGATCAACTCTAATCGTCGGCCCGCAATACTGATGACAGTCACCATCACGCCGGGTGCAAAGCCACCCAATCCAAGGTTACCTCCGGTGCGCATAATGTTTGTTAGACGATCCATATTCCACCCTTCTATTAGAAAGTTGCGATTGGAAACCCATCTGCTGCGATACCTATGACTGACTGTGGTGGCTGACCCATTACAGAGTCATTGATCACACAATCGTTTTGGGCCAGTCCATCCGCTTGATCTCTGTCATATCCCATTTGCACCCACTGGTTGGACAGCTGATGAACATCACCCAAGTCTACCCCAAGACTTGCAGCAGTAGTGAGGGGCACCTCGCCACCTGGGACTGATGCAAACACAGGCATTTCCTTGTTCAATGCTGAGTTCTTGTAGGTAGCTTCACAAAACGCCTTCTTCTCCTTCTCCTGCACATGTGGGATGTATAGCGTTTGCTGCTGTTCAAGCGATGTGAAGGTAACATCATCTTGCATATGGCCAGTGTTTGCCTGGTCGCCACCTAATGCAACCGGTCGATCAACGAGGTGAGGGTCATTGCCATCCTGAGCAATTGCATAGGTAAGGGATGACACAGACCCACTCACAACGGGCTGCTGTGTCCTATCTTTAATTGGTGCTGGTAGGGTTGTCAATGCCCGTTGAGTTGCTCGAGGAGACTCACCATGAATTAGCATGTAGGCAGAGTAGAGGACTACACCACCAGTTGCTCCGATCAAGAGTGCACGCTGCATATCTCATGCCCGAAGTTCAGAAACTAAGGCGACTGTAGCGATCAATAGTGGCACAGTGTAGATAAGATTAAGACTCGTGTCAACGACCTTGCCATTTTCAGTGATGACACTAGCATCCGGAATCAATTGATCACCAGGTGCCAAGAGTGCATCTCTAAAGAGAAGCTCTGCATCGATGCCGTGATTTAAAGTGGGATCCTGCCTGTCTGATTTGCCGTTGTTTGGACGTGTATGTGGCTCCACGCGCTGTGGACCACTAAGAGGGCCATAGTTGTGTTCATCAGGTCTAACGTGTCTCCCATCTGGCGTAGGCTTTCTTTGCCATGGTAAGTCATTGTTCTCGTGCATAGTATTAAGACCACTCATGATTGCTATGTCTGCAACAGTCCAAGGGTTGCGTGCCATAGCTTTTTGTAGCAATGACTTCTGTGCCCATTCACGTGTAGCGGCGTCTCGTGCCTCACGAGCAGCTAATTGCTTTGCTTCTTGCTTTGCCAACCGCGCTGCTAACTTTTGTTCTGCTGCCCGCGCTGCTTCCTTAGCCGCTACATTTGCCGTAACCGCTGCCTCAGCTGTCCTTGTAGCCTCTTCAACTGTTGTTTGAGCTACAGTTCTAGCAACCATGTTCTCTGTCTCTCTCACTGCAGCATGCGCAGCGATTTGTGCACCCTCACGCTCTGCTCCAACAACCAGTGGGCGTGCAATCAAATTATCAGCAATCTCAATTGTCGGGGCTGTAGCAAGGTTTAAAACTGCTTGGTGAGTAATTGCTTCTCTACCCTCCGCTGCTATAGCCTCTGTTACGGCATCACGTGTGGTAACTTCAGCAGCTTCAGTGACGAGGACTCGCGCTGCCGTTTGCTCTACTTCACGTGCGGCTAGGCGTGTGCCCACTCTTGTAACACCTCGCGCAGCTGCACCTGCCGCTGCACGCACAGGGACAGCGGCGACCCTTCCAACCTCAAGTGTGGCAGTTCCAATTACGTCTGCTGTTGCGTTTGTAAGCGCCTTGTTGAACATCTTTTCTTGTTCCTTGGCACAATGATACTTTGCCATTCGATCACCAAGAGTGTTCTCTGGCATACCCATGCACTCAACGCCCTTTACACTAGACTGTGCTGAGCGCACAATAGTGCCAACAAGTGGTGTGTTGTCAATTGGGTTGTCTACAATATCGTGCAACACGTCTGGCACAAAATTAACCACATCGGCAGCCCCCTTTGCTCCGACAGCATTTAGTGCTGCACCAGTTAACTCCAAAGGGGCACCAGCAATGTGTAAGGCCACATGCCCAGCACCCTTTACAGTCTCTCCAAGAAACCATCCAACGTCATCAAAGAAACCCATCTGTGTCTATACAGACTTCAGATTATAATCTAACTCTAACTCAAACATGAGTGAGCTTCAGGCATTTGGAGGTTTGCTAGTCGTCGCCGCCACATCATGGGCACTCTACCAATTAACAAAGCCGTCACACACTGAGCGTACCGAGTTCAGACAGTTTGCTGAACCTGAGATGAGCTACCGCAGTGCGTTCCCACAACCTCGACATTTTGCGGAACAGCCGATTTATGCAGAGGCCCCGCCTTCTGAACTGCCACCCCCTGCGCCGCCACAACAGACTGTGTCCACTGCAAATGAGGATCATAGGCCACAGTCAGAGGAGTACAAACCCACACCTGAGGATGCACCATCGCATTCAAACAAGGAGGTGAATGGACCTGTTGTGCAAATGCTTTGTATCGGGCAGTCTGCCGTAGAGTGCCAAAAAATCAAAGACGCCTACGCTGCAACATATACATAGTTAACGAACAAAACGGTAAACTTCATATGCGGCAACGACACCCGCGAGAATGACGAGAACAGTCACGCCAGTTTGTGTAGGCCCGGCGAGACCAGCAGTAATGTCGTGAGCACGATTCTCTGCACCTCTGATGGCAGCGGATAGGTCACTGCCAGTTGGCATGTGCCGGGCTAAACCACCTAGCACTTGTTCAACTTTCTCTTCAGTTCTTGAAGCTGCGTCTGCTGCTGCTTTTGCAAAGTCGCGTGGAAGCGCTATAATTTGCTTCACATCTTCATCACCTCTTACAAGTGCATTATAGCCCAAGAATGTACCTGCACCTATAGTACCTAGGCCCACGGTGGTCGCAGCCACTGCCTTATTTGTGTTCCAGTAGTTGTTACTGTTGATGTTTGTGACTGGTTGTGGCTTCGCAGCCGCAGCCTCCAACTCGACGCTTCGTGCAGCCTGTGCTTCCGTTCGAGCGGACTGTGTAAGCATGTCTCTTTCGGCCGTAGTTGACGCTCGTTGCAGCGCTGCGTCAGCTGCGCCACTTCCTGCATCCTCAGCGGCATGCAGTCCTGCTCTAGCTGCCTGTGATTCGGTTTGAGTTAAGACTTCGACAGCGGGACGGCGGACAAGAGTTGAGGCTGCATCTGCGGCCGCTTCACGAGTTCCACGCCGTATGCCGAACCCTAGGGCGTCTCCCAAAAAATCAGCTCCAACTCTGAAAGCCATGTTTGTTACAATTACCTTTAGAATTACATAGACTCTGAGCCAGCGGGTGGCTTCGCTACATTGTTCATCTTCCTGACAGCCTCGGCGACACGAGGGTCACCACTGTTTGCGGTATGAACCGTCATGACCATCCCCGCCATTGCAAGCGCAAGGCGGTACTCAGGCTGTATGTAAAAGCCTGCGCTATACTTGATCATGAGTTCATCCAAGATGTCTGACACTTCACTCACGTTATCCTTAGCCACTGCGCCGAGACCGGTTAGGTTGAGACCCAACGGGTTGTAATAATCTCGGGTGACTGTCTCTAATCCTGACATGGAGCCGACAAAAAGCATCTGAGCTAGAGAGCCATCCTTACTGGAGCCGAGCTGCAGCTCCAAGTAGTGCAGTTCATCCTCAATCTCCTCAATGGAGCTCTTGGCTGACAACTTGGGGTTGCGACTCTTCAGGTGTGTGAAGCGCTCCTTGTAGGCGGCTATCTTGTCCAGAAGCGGGCTGGTGTCTACTGGCGTAACGGATGGACCAGGGGGAGGCTGTGCAGGCGCTGGGGCCTTCCCACCCGCGAGCCTCTCCTCCCTTTTCGAAAGGCGTTCCTCCTTCTTCAGGTCCAACTCACTAGGTGGCTTGACTTTACCCTTTGAACGTTGCTCTACCACGGCGTTGATAGCCGTGGGCTCGAGCTCTCCAAGGCTCAATGGGTCACTTGGCATCGCTCGATTTAGAGTTGGAAATTACTGCTACAAAGAGCTCCATGTAACGCCAAAACTTGTCGTGCATATCTTCCCTCTTGCGCACGTTGTCGAGCACCTCAAGCAACGCTGTTGGTAGGTCAGCCAACCTAGCCAGACCACTCCAATCCTTGTGTGTGATCATGGTAGAGTTAGCATACAGTATACCCACTACGTAGGCGATCTCTGTTTCTGTCCGTTCGGCAATGTACTGCTTGAGGACCACGTGAATGTTTTCTTTGCCGAGCTCTACTTCGATCCAACCAGCCATATTCGTCAGTTTCTCGCGGAGGAAGGCACCGATGGTTTGCTCGCTCATGTGCACAGGAATACAGCCGTCGCTATTAACATTGGAGCGACCAGAAAATGCTTCTCAGTCACCCCGTCTGGACCAGGGGTCAATGGGCCGAAAGGCCGCACGGTGCCGTCCTCTCGGAAGGCACCTGTTGGGTACTTGGCGAAGTAGAAGACGCCTGTAGCGGCTACACAGGCGCAGAACGCGCGGGCGGACGGCTTTCCTAGACCTAAGGAAACCAAGATTTCGCGACCGGTGACAGGGCGGGGGGCGCTCATTTATCACTCTACTCAGAAAGTGTTTAAACGCGGGGGAAGTCCCCACCGCCCTTTGCCATGCCTGTGCCAAACAAATTCCTAGCAGCGCCAAACGTCAAACCCCCAGGTTCACCAATTGAATCTCCATCCTGATACATAGATAAAGCCATTTGGCCCAAGCCGCGATTCTTTGCAAGTGGCATGTTGTCATCCCTCATAACCCAGTTTCCAGGGCCGCCTGCATTAGCCCCAACTTGTGCCGATGCAAACGGCAGACGCACACCATTGCCACGCTTCGACACGAACTTATAGGGAGACAAGAAGCCTGCTTCATAACCCCCAGTCGGATCGTAGTTAGGCGTGAGGTAAGGCCCGTCAATCTTACCCTGGTCCACAAGATACTTGAAGTGCAAGTCATCAAAGGTGTTGATGCCCCATGAATCGATCATCTGGTTACGCAGAGCATACTCGTAGTCGGTGTGCACCTGTGAGATGCGGCGATTCACGAACTCAGGGTAGATCTCCATAAGCCACTTCAGGTTGCCAGGTTTGCGAGGGTCGATAAGTGAGTTGACGTACCGGTCAAAGTCCGCCAGCTCAACCTGGTCCTTCATGGACTGGAGGTAGTTAATCTCATCATCCGTGATAGGATCAGTGCGTATAACAGTTCCATCGGAAGGCAGATTTTCACCAGCTGCCTGTCGAATAGCCTCGCGCGCGACCATGCGCTCCTTGGCAGCGGACGGGACGGAGTACTTGACTGGCAAAGCAGGCTGATAGTTGTAGTATTCAGGTGTGGGGTTAGTACGATCATCCCTCCCGGTCACTTGAGTTGGCCCTTGTTGAGGCACAACCGGATCTTGATAGCGCGTACGCGCCGCAAGCTCTGCGTCATAGAGCATACGCCCCATGCCTAGTCCAGTGTCGGCGGGATTGCCCTCAGGGCCCGCATTGCGATACAGGCCCATGGCATTCGCGGTGTCAGTTTCCATTCGCGCCATGGTTCTACTATGAGGCTTCAGAAAGTTATCCATGAGTCACTAGAAGCTTGAACCAGAGATGGAATCGACCAAAATGCGCTGGCTTACCCATGCGATCGGTCACTTCTATAGTCATGTTACGCAGTGTAGCATTCGTACTGTGCACTGGCACACACACTATACCACTCGGCTCGTATGCAGAGAACTGTGTAGACCCATGAAGCAGGTTCTCTGAGGTCCCAGTGCGAAGTATAGCAAAGGCCCCATGTGCATGGTGATTGTTACTAATCACATGCCCCTCTATCTCTTTGATGCGCAAGATCAAATAGTCATCAGACTGCATCTCATGTTGGTTCTGTATACCCACTGCACGCTTGTTCACTAGAGTGTACCCCACAAGCTTGACTGCAGACACTTGCTTCACTCCGTGATCAAGCTTTGCAACAAGGGTCGTGCCCTTGACCCAATTGGCAGCCTTGTACAACGGGTAGAAGTACTTTTCAGTACTCTTACCGACAGCATCGTCATACAAGAAGAGACTCTGGTTGTCGGTGATTGCTTCACTGAGGTTCGCCAACACTATCGCAGTTGAAATACCAAAGTGCAAGGTACTATCAGAGGCAAGAGTTCCAATAGAGTAGCCCTTTGCGTTGTACACCACCAGCCCTGCACTCGGCGCACCATCGAGGGCATCTACAGTAACTGTTACTGATGAAGTTGATGCTTGGTATCCGTTAGCATTGTTCACAACGGCAGTAAACATCAACTTCCTGAGTTCTTCAGGGTATGCTCCCGCCATCTTGCTGTGGTATGAATATGCGTGCTGCCGGTTAGACAGGTCAGCAAAGTACGTTGACCCGGTGTTACCAGCGTTGCGATGAGCCATTTGCCGCGCATAGATGTGATCTGCGCTGTTGTTAGGCGTAAGGTTCGGGAACTTGGTGCAATTCAAACTTGCATTCAAACGGAGCGCGATGTGCGCAATCCCAGCTGTGGTGACAGTGGTCGCTGCTTGTGGTGGATTGGCGTTTGGATCAGTGCTTGTTGTGGGTGCTGTGAGGAAATCAGTCCCTTCAATAGTGCCACTGCCAATTGAGATCTTAAGCTCTGTACTTGTGCCGTTCACAAGCTTGCTAAAAGTTTTGATCTCAACAATGGTTAAGTAATCAGTGAACCCCTGTGAATCATGCTCTCCAATGCGCACAAGGTCACCAACTTGCAGGTTCTTGTACTCTGACTTTGCAGCTGCAGAAGTCATGTACTCCTTAGTCCATGTGGGGCATATCCATGGACTGTCAGTCTCTGTGACAACTGCATACCCCTCTACAGGGTCAAACTCTATGCTCTGTACAGAGCAACAGTACGTGTCGTCAAATGCATACTTGCTCCCATCGCTGGGGGTTTCGTCAGCCTTAGTAATAAACACATCTGTCCAACGATCTGGGCAACCTGCTAGTTCCATGTGTCTTGGAACTGGCTTGGAAAAAGCACAGTAATTTCTTACTCACATATGAAACACACACATGGAATGGGAGACGTGGTTTACGATCAGCATTTGCTGGATATGGTTTTTAACGATCTTGAGCATCTATTGGCTACAGAACGGCCAGATCCTGTCCAGCCTAGTGGCTGCTGTGTTGGCTGTGGTGGAGTACAACTCAGTTATGCAGGATCCGGAACTTCTTTCCCCGGCAGCCTCGTTTGTGATAGCTGTGGTGTGGTACAACCAGGCTGTTGCTTTTGGGAGACAATGTATGGAAACGATTTCAGACACAAAACGAGCAACTACAAGCGCATTCACCACTGGCATGAACGCATTAGCCAGTTGCTCCTCATGGAGTCTCAAATCCCTCACGACCAAATGCTACGTATTGCTGAGAAGCTATGCGACGGCTCGTACACCGTTATCAACAAGGACGCTGTCCGAGCGGTACTCAGATCTCTGAATATGCAGCTTTACATTGAGAAGTGGTTGCAAATCATCTATCGTGTGACGAAGATTGCACCACCGATTCCGGGCTCCATGCTTGTGCAGAAGTTGGACGCTATGTTTCAGGACCTACAAGAACCATTCGACTGCTTCCGAGCCAAGGAGCGGAAGAACTTCCTGAACTATAATTATGTCTTCTGTAGACTCTTCCAGAAGCTTGATTGCACACAATTCTGTATGTTCTTCCCCCTAATCAAGAGTAAACACAAGCTAAAGCAACTCGATGACATGTGGATGAACATGGCCGGCTCGCTGCAATGGGAACTCAAACCGTTGGCACAAGTGGCGCCGTTCGCTGTACGGCTTGAGAGACCTGCTCTTTTGCTACAGCGGCTAGCGACTGAATACGTGCCGCCAATTCTGGTTGCGCCTCAAATAGAGCCATTGAAAATGGTATTCCGAACGTTGGATCGTCGTTCCGTAGCGAGGTTGCTACAAGAGAAAGCGCCGCGCCATTCAAGCCCACCTGAACAACGGCCTCGAAAAGCTGTTGATGCAAAGAAGCGCCGTCGTGATGTTTAGGTAGCAGCCCTTCGATTGCGGCACCGACAGCGATACCAAGGAATGTGTGAACCACAGAGACTTGAATTGAGCGTGCAGTCGCCATCTTATCTACCAGAAGCGACTAGAAATTGTGTCTACACCATGCCCTTCCAAGGATGTGGCATGATGTCTTTCACAACTATGAGATCCAATGCTGACTCAGGACCTTCCTTCGGAGGAATCTGGTTGTCATTCATAGCTGACTGCCAGTACTCCTCACTTCCCACTTTGAAGTCGCCTGGGTCCTGAGCTTTCCACCAGTACAGCATCTCTAAGGGGTCCACTGTGTGTTCTGGGCATGTGTCAACGACGAGCACTTCGTTGTCCTCTGTGTAGGCGTCTAGGATTTGTGCGAAGGCATCTTTAGTGAGGAAGTCCGCAAAGTCCTCCCACAGAGCCTCACGCTGCCTCTGTTGGATGGTCTTCATAATAAAGCAGTAATCTGTGTTACCTCGGAGCGTTGGTGTGATCGCCTTAGCGTATTGTGTTGTGATAAGGACAAAGAGCTTGTAGTGCCGACCCGCAACGAACAATTCCATAAGGTTTGCGTCGTACTTTAGACGCTGGTCGCTGATCACGTCGTCTAAGAGAATGAAAAACGGTGCTTCTTTTTCCTTCTCTTTTTCAGTAAGAGCCTTGTCATTTAATATCTTCTTCTGTCTTCTAAAGACAGCATCTAAAATTTCAGGCTCGTATTTTGGGTAGATGTACTTAGCTGGAATGTATTGTCTCCAAAACTTGTTTAATTCATCAGTTTGACTGATGACAATGCCAGCGCTAATCTTGTCTCGCATGAGATACATCAAGTTACGGAAGATCCACGACTTGCCCGTGCGACGTTTACCAATTGCTACAACCGTACCATCTAGTTTAATGTCCTCAGGATTAAACATGGTAAGGTTAGGTAGCACAACCTCAGCATATTGGTCCGCCGCTAACACAGGCATGGTTGCGTGTTTGCCATACTGTACACGACCACCGCCCGTGGGAGCTGTGGGTTGTGCAGGGCCCGTCTGTCCGACAGAGTGTGTGTGTTGCTGAACGCGTGGGTTAGTAGGTCCAGTTGCATTTGTTTGCGTGGACCCAGTCATGCTACACCCATGGGTTCAGAAAGTGGCGCCTCTGTCATCTCGTATGTCGAGGCAAAGGAGTAGCTCTGTGCACCGAAGACCGGCACTGTGGACTTCATCTCGAGCTTCGAGCGCTGACAAATCACGGACACATCGTCAAAGCACCACTGGATGCCAAACTTGTCACCGCCGACGCCGCTGTACACTTGGCCAGCGTACATGGTAGCTGCTACAACGTCACCAGGGGCCACCGTGCCGTTTGAGATCACAGCACCCGTGTGATCACAGATGTTGATCTTGCGCTCGTACTTGCCACCCATGCCGTCCCATGTGTACTTCGACGTGGAGAGTTGCACTGAGTGGCCAATCAGGACGCCGCTCTGCTTGTCATACTTGGCGCGGATGGTCCTAATTTGCAGCATCTTGCACTCTTCACGGCTCAAGTTCTTGCGGCCAAGGATGCGAAGTTGGTTGTTGTACACAAAATCAAGCAGCTTCTCATCGATCGCCTCTAGCGTCCTGCTCATTTGCTCAAAGCCCTCATTTAGCTTCTCGTTAATCACAGCGTCAGTGAGGTCCAGGCTAAACTTGGCCTTGCTGATGTCGGTCGGTCCCCACATCGAACCAAAATTGCCGTCCCCAGTGCATCGCGGCCAATGTGTCACACACGCGGGTGAGACAAAGGCGACTTCACTGGCGTTGGGTCCAAGGTGCATGGAGATGGAAGGCTTGCCGTGCTTGTCGGCTCCCATCGAAAAGGTCAAGTCCTCTGGCGTGATGTTCGCGAGCTGGAGGAAGTTGCGTCTGTTCATCTGAAGAAGCGTTCGGGTTTGGGCTGAAGCCGTGTGTCTGATGTGTGCGTCAGAAGATCGAGTGCACTTATTGTGGGCAAATAGGCAACTTCCTGTTCGTTTACAGGAAGCTTCAAGGAACCTTCCAATGTGCTTGCCTTTTCATACGAAGCCGCCGTGCCACGGCCAATGCCATACATGTCACGGAGCGTCGAATTCAGCGTTGCTTCACCCGACCCGTAGCTCTGTGGCATGTCCTTCCGGCGTGCAGGTTCAGCCCACTTGCGCCAATCGCGTGGACGGTCAGACAGCACGGGTGTAAAGCCGCCCAGAAAAGTAGGCACCATGTACGGGCGCGGAGCGGTCCACTTGGTTGGTTTACAGTCTGAGAATCTGACTTGCGCCATTTATCCTCATTTAGAAACTAACACCCAAGACTATTAAAAATGCCACATACGACGCACTTGCTCATATGCTTCATGTGTGACAACTTTGCGCGCTGTTAAATACATAGGCAGTGCCTTTCTCAGGTAATCTACTGTAATAGGGAGCGCATGGTGCTCATCCGATCGCATCCAAGATATCTTAGAAGCTGCTACTCGCTTCTCCGCTGCAGATAAAAGTGACCATAGGATAGCATGGAGCAATGTTTCATCGGGTGCTAACCCTTCATACTTGTCCTCAATCTGAGCTGTGCGTAAATCTGTTTCATATTCAAGTGATTTTGTCAGCCCGTGTTGGTTGATTGCCTCAAAGTGTTGTAATAGATCGTTGTCATACAACGAGTCCCTAGTTACAGTGCGCAATAACTCCAAGCCACGCTCATTAAAAGACAACCACTGCTCACCAACTGCAAACGGGTATTTCCTCTTGTCGCCATTACTATCCTTGTACGTTGGTACAATAAACCCACCTCGTACCGGGCCATCTTGCTTTATCACGGTTTTATGAAAGGTATTTGGATCCTTAATTGGACTAGCATCACTAGACATTAAAACAGCACCTTTGCATCCCTTCCTACGCGCGTTGTGAAACATGAGTAGTGACGCTTCCACAATACCAATAGAACTCCATCGAGTTTCCACTTCACCCAAAACTACAGTGTCAATTGGCAGTTGCGCCTGCTGGACTGCATCCTTAACAGCTGCTTGATTCTTTGCGTGGATAAACAACATAAACTGTTGCTCGGGTGCAGCAGCTAGTTGCAACCACTCTTTTAACAAAAACAAATTTTCATACCTTTGCATCGCCAAGACACACAAAGCTACTTGCTTCGTCTGAGTAGTGCTTGCATTTGCAATCGCTTGCAATCGATTGATTAAGATGTTATTTGCTGTTGTCAAATTAGGTGGATGTGGTACTGAACTATAGAATTCAGAGTATGGTGTTTCATTCAAATCTAGTGTGTCGTCTGCATCTTCAGGATCACCCGTGTATTTGATGACACGACGCATAACATATGTGTTCAATGAGATTTTTTTGTCAAGGCTCTCCAAGGCCTCTCATGCACTGGTGCTCATTATAACACGACATGAAACGCCCCCGTACACGACAATAGTTGTGTAGTGATTCGTGGACGAGTGTTGATACAAGGTGATCCCACGTCATAGGTACAATCGAATTAATACAAATCGCAACACCGTCTGTCTCACCAACCACCTCCTCAGACAACGGTACAAGCTTAGCCTTCTCAAGCAACGGAATCGTGTTGTCGAAGCTAACCTGTGACGGCTTGCATCGGTACTTGCGCGTCGCGTAGCGCAAGAAGTGCCTTTGCAGCCGCTTGGAATGGCGTGTCACTATCTGCCGTGCATACGGCTTTGCAGTAGCCAGCATCTGTGGTGTCACAAACTTCTCCTCGTCCTCGAGGCGATTCGGGGGAAACACACAGTCTCTTGGCGGACGGAACCTCGTCTTCATCACACACCTCACGATCAGAATCTTCAGGAGCAGGTGGCATCGTGTGAATCTCAGCGCGCCAGAAGGTAAGGTCGACCCCCTTCAACATAGCCTCCTCTATGCGGTCGCCAATTGCCAAACGCTCCGCCTTTGACATTGGTGGTGGTGCCTCAGCAAGTGAGCAGACACAAGCCCAAACAGCCGCATAGTAGCTTAGCAGGTAATCGAATGTCAGAGTGTCTCTGTGCACACGGAAGATTGCAAACCCCTCCGGTGTCCAGCTAATGTAGTCGCACCACGAGCGGTTAGTAATCTCCAAGAGCGCGTTCACTTGCATCCAATAGTGTCCAGGAACCTTTGCGTGGATGCGCGAACTGCCATCGCGCTTCTTGTAGAATGGACACTTCACCTCGATCAGGCCTTCATCCCCCACAAATCCATCTGGTGAGCCAGCAAGCCACGGGTACCAAGTGTGGGAGTGAAGACCCGTAGCCTGTACATAGTTGCCTGTCTTCTGCATGTATGCAACAATCCCGTTGGGTTCGTTGTCAACGCCCCAAGTGCACGCGGGATTAGGTTTCTCTACTTCCTTGCCATCCTTCTTTGCCTTCAAGGCCTTCCGCTGCTCAAGACCAAGGCAGCGTTTGTACGCCTCGTTGCGACTCACATAGCTCACTTGTCCCAAAAGTGCCCCTAAGTTGGAACACGTTATCTTCCCACGCCTTGCATCGTACCACGCCTCCGACCGCTGCTGTAGGTGCGCCATGTCAAAGCGCAGTATGCTGCTGAGTTGGAAATTCTTCTGACATAGCTATAAATGCCTTGGGGCTGGGATGGCACCGGAGAGAAAAGTGTCGCCTTAGGAGGCCGACGTGGCACTGTTGAAGAGGCAGCAGAAGCCAAAGCGTGGCCAAAGTATGAGGTTGAATACCTGAAACACAGACTGGATAATCCTGCCGGTAAGTATCTACAGGCAAATGATGCGGCCCAAGAGGTCAAAGATCACATTCTGCTTGAAAAGGCAGCTGAGGATTACAAGGAGGAGGCAGATGAGTGTTTGAAGGCAGAGTTCAAGGACTGGTTAGCTGGCAGACATCCAGACAACATTGATCCACAAGTGTACTTCAATGGCGCTGGCAAACCTGTGCGCCGTTACACCTACCGCGATCAGCTTGTACACGCACCGAAGAATGCAGATGGTAGCGACAAGTACAAGATTGGTGATCCAATGATGTTGGATGCTGAGGAGAATGGTTCAAAGTATGGGTGGAAGCCCACGTGGTGGGGTGACACACAGCTGACACATCTACCAGGGGTTCGAGACTACCTCAAAGAGAGTGAGAAGAAACGCTCTGATGCAGACATGTACATGAATCTACTTGCTGAGCATGGACCACAAGATTTAAGAAGCGCCTGGATGTACTTCAAGCACTGGGTGAAGGCCCGGCCATTAGGACCAGAGACTTGTCCAACTGACGATCTCAGTGATCCTCGAGCTACCGCTGGCGACATTCCTGAGGTTCCTGGTGTGTTTGTGTCTAAGTTTCAATCACTGCCCACGGAGCCTGTGGAATACCGCTATAAGAAACAACCTCCGGTAGGCGAGCGATCCGATTTCCATAATAACATGCCTTCACATCTACGAAACACTCCTGCACGTGAACCGAGGACGTATAACATTGATTTGTTACAAAATTTGACCAATGCAATTGAAAGTGCTGTAGTAGACACTACAAAGACAAACATAAACAATTCAGGATACAGAACACCTGAGTTTCAGGGCAAGGGGCGCAACCTTCAGGTCGATTTTCAATCGAGGCGTGGGTCCCGACGACCAATGTCCAGTCCTAATTCACAGCGTAGACATGAGTTGATGAGAGCGCGACAGGCGGAGGAGAGGGCGGCGGAGGAGAGGGCAGTGGAGGAGAGGGCAGCGAGGGAGGCCGAGGCGCTAGATCAAAGGGCAACCGATTTCTTACAAGAACTTGGCGATATCGAAAATTTAACATCTGAATTCTTTGAAAATGAAGCAAATGAAGCATCTGAAATCTTGTCGGAATTCGAGAGACTGGTGAGGGAAAGTGTTCCTTACGATATGACTTTCACACCTGGTGGCACTGCAAGCAGTGGCGCTTACAGTCCTTTTGCACAACCATAAAAAAAAAATCTGACACTCCTAATGTGTTGCAATGGATCCCTTCTTCCAGGCAAAGTACAAACAGCCACAGCAGAGCAGCCCGTACATTGAAGACATAAACCGCACCTATTACAAAGGTCCTAAGGTCCCACAGCGTAACAGTAAAACCTTTGAAAGGGCGCTAGCTTACCGAGAGCAAGAGAAGCATCGCATAGAAGCAGTTGTGAGAGAGAACGAGGACTTGTGGAGGCAGATTGCGGATTATGACGCTGTTGCTAAGCGTGCAGAGGACCACATTCGCAAGCAGAGCAGCACTATCCTTGCATTAAATTCCAAGCTGAGAGCGTCTGATGTTGCCAACACTAGCCGCAATCGGGGCTCTGGGACTAGCAGCGAACATTCTGTTCAGTCCGTCGAGGGAGGCAGCGAGAGGAGTGCAGCTGACGTGCCAGGAGAAGTACTGCGAACCCCTGTACCAGATTCACGTGGACAAGCCAGTGAACACATTGATGAGGGACGACAGGCCGTGGGTGCCGGTGAATCAACGGGGGAATCCGTCCAAATTCGGGCTGGCGACGGCGACTCCAGCGCTGACGCTGAAGGCGGCGTACGATCTGAGTAAGCAGAGGTACTACGAGGAAGCACACACACACCCTGGGGTGCGTCTGGTGGCGCATACCCTCTCTTAATTTTTCCGATAGCAAGGTAGGAACATGCCTCAGCTGCAAATCAACCAAGGTCCACAGGATGCACTCTTGTACGACAATACCCGATCGTACTTCACTAACGTCGGGTATGTACGTACTTCGAACTTCCAGACTGAGCTGCGCGATGTGGATCCACAGAACTCAGCCACGTTTGGGTCCACTGTGCAGTTCGTCATTCCCAAGGCTGCTGATCTGATGGGCCCAGTTGACCTCCTTGTTAACTTCAAGAAAACGACGGGGACCGCTCCTCTGGGTACCCTAACTTCGGGCAAAACTGCCTTTCTTAGCTGGGTTGAGTCGCTCGGCTTTGCGATGATCGACAAAGTGACGTTCAGTGTCGGTTCACATGACATTGAGACGATCAGTGGTGATCAAATGTACATCCAAAACGAGCTGATGCGTGGTGACGAGCACCGCTTCCAGAAGAGCACGATCCTGAAGACTGGTCGCCCAGCTCTGCGTGTGAACTGCGGCACTGGTTCTACTTGGACGCCGGTGTACGACGAGAATACCGCGTACGACAACTCAAGTCGTCTGATCTGCAAGCACACGGGAGGCACGAACGCGGTGCACTTTGAGGGAAAGAAGCTTATCATCCCTCTCAACCTCTTCTTCACGAAGCACCCCTCACAGTACTTCCCTCTGGCTGCTATTGCTGGATGCAACGATGTGCGCATCTCTGTTAAGTTCCGCAACTTGAAGGAGCTGTTGATGGGTCGTGGTGAGGAGACGGTCAGTGGTGGTTCCATCACTACTGGTGGCCAAGCTCTTGCCGCGCTCCCTGACATCTCAATCGAAAGTGGTAGTTGCAAGTTGCGCACGCACTATGTGCATGTGACTGGTCCTGAGGCGTCGCTGCTTATGAACAAGGAGCACGTGCGTCTGCTTAAGCTCTGGCAGGCCGCGTCCTTCACCAAGCAGATCACGTCTGGGGCGAATAAGCAGACGCTCTTTGACTTTGAGCTGCCGTTCCTGCATCCGGTGCAGGAGCTCGTCATTGTCATCCGCAAGGTCAGTGAGATGTCGGATTCGACTGACGTCACCGTCGACGCTGACGGTGACAGTGGCTATGACATGAAGGGCTTTGGCAAGAATTACTTTGCCTTCCATGGTGGTGGTAAGGACCCGAACATTGAGAGCCACAAGTACACCTCTCGTGAGGTGACCCCGAACGCTAAGGAGGCCTACCTTACCGTCGATGGCTTTAAGCTCACGCTGAACGGGCAGGAGCGGCATCCATCGCTTGCGGGTGATGGTATCTCACGTGACTACTTGATGAACCGCTTGATGCCCATGCTGCACAGCAACACGAGCACTAGCTTCATTGATGCTGTGGATGGGCATCACGCCACTTCGGCGACTGTGGTTCCAACTGTCGATGGTACGGCCGGCACGTCTGTGGCTACCGTTCATGATTTCACCGACGACAACTTCAAGGCGTTGGGTGAGATGCTGGATCGCAAGGAGATCTACGTCTACCCCTTCGCTCTCAACCCTGAGGGTGCTAACCCGAGTGGTGCCGTGAACTTCAGCAAGGTTTCGCACGCCAAGCTGTCTATCACGGGGACGGCAACCTCCAGCGATGACGCCGCCTCTTCCAAGTCTATTGAGTACCGCTGTGATGTGTGGGGTGTGCACTACAACTGGTTGCAGATCAAGGATGGCCGTGCCATCACGAGCTTTGCTTAGTTTCTGACACTTAAATTGTAGAATATGTCTGGTCCTGAGACTTGGGGATCCTCTTTCGGCTACGAGCCAGACTTTGTTGAGCGCAATGGCGCTTGGTTGTTGAGTGTACTTGGTGTAGTGACTGCATGCATGTCCGGTATACTAGCTTACTTCTTAAAAAGCAGATGTTCACGGATTAAGTGTTGTGGAATTGAATGTGAGCGTGATGTTTTAAACCTGGAGCGTGTACCCGAGGATCAGCTTCAGGTCGAGCTGTCAAGGCGAGTGTCTACACCCAGACGCATTCGTTTTATAAAGCGAACGGAGGCACCACCTGCAACTGAGCCACCTTCTTCTAATGCCAGCGTGTAAAGCATGGCACAATTTGTGATTGCAATCGATGTGGGGATCAAAAACCTTGGTCTGTGTGTGTTTGACTTCTGTACGAGCAAGATTGTGCACTGGGATTGTGTAAGCCTGGTGCCTAATGGCAGATACGTCCCGATGAACAACGTGGACTATGTGCGAAACTTTGTGCAACGCTACGAACACTTCTTTGACAACGCAGACAAGATCATAATCGAGCGACAGATTCGATGTAACATGCGTATTGTGGAAGCTGTGCTGCAAACTATGTTCTATGACAAGACTATTATTATCTCAGCGCGCAGTGTGAAGATGCACTATGACCTTAGCACAAAAAACTACAGGGCAAACAAGCAGCGTGCAGTGCAGTGGGCAATGGCCTTCACAAAGGCTAACCCACAGGCATTTCAAGACACGTGTGTTCATGCCTTCGCAAACAAGAGCAAGCAAGATGATCTTGCTGATTCACTGCTCTTGGTCCTCTACTACTTAGATACATATTCCAACCAGGTATCTGTAAGTGCATGGGATGTCTTCATTCAAGGCGGACTCGTATTTTAAACCATACGCTGGCGACGAATTCGACCCTGATTACCGTGAATCCTCAGAAGAGGATTCCACAGAGTCCGATACCCTACCTTTCAATGTGAAACGCGAGCGCGCGCAGTGGATCGTGGACAACCAAGAAGCATTGGAGGAGCTGTTCCAGTGTTTTAAAAGGGATGGTCAAGCCATTTTCGGGCGTGCCTTTTACCAACTAGGGGATATAAACCAGTTCGTAAAGTTTGTCTTCAAGACCATAGTGCCTGGAGGCAACTAAATCTAAAGACTAACTATAACAAATGTCCGCATGGGTTGTCGGTCTTGCAATAGCCGCTGGCTATCTGATCAACAAGAATCTGACTGTACAGAGTCGTCTCACACAAGCTGAGGCTGAATACCAGGGTGCGGCCAAGCCAGCCACCGGTGGTGTGACTTCAGCTGAAGTTCGCAAAGCGTGGAAGAACACTGACTACGACACCTATGGGGATTTCAACGCTGATTGGTCTCAGCACGAGAAGAATCGGGTTGTGGCGAGGGAGCAGCAGGCTGCTCAGACTGTACAGGCTTACGACGAGCACGCTGAGGCTTTGCCGCAGATTCAGGGCGTGATGCTGACCTTCGATCGGCTCGGCTAAGGAGGCGTTCATGATGTGTCGCACGATTGCGCTCCGTCTGCCTTGCATAAGCATCTTCGAGGAGTTTCGCAGTCTTCTTTGACTTGGCGTGTTCCACTGCGGCTCGGTCTCTCGCCATCTGTTCTTGTTGCTGGGCATAGACACGCGGGTCTCCGTACCTGGCCTGCAGACTCACTGCGTATCCGCCTAGCTTCATCCTCATGTCTTGTGACATTGCAGTGAACACATGACCTATCTCTGGACAGCTCATGACTACCACTCGAATCGGAAATTGAGCGTAGTTGTCGTAGCATGACCGATGAGTAGGCACATAGAATAGAAAACAAGTAAAAGAAACCTATGAGGAAACCAATGCATAAACAAGGCCATTCACAGTTCATCTTTGATCTGTTATGAGATTTTTCCAAACTAGTTTTTAAAGATGCTCGATCTTACGAACTCTGAGAACCAACGCTACATGGCCGGAGCCGCGGGTGCACTAGCTGCCGTCGTTCCCAGAGTTGACACTGCGCTACCTCTACCCCGACCAGTTCATTGGGCTGCAGCGGGTGCTGCCACTGATGTGTTCTACAAAGGCTCGCTCACGATTGACCAGCAGATACTATTCTGTGCAGTCGGAGGACTCGTCGGTGGCTACTTGGGCAAAACCGCGCTTCGGTTTGCGCAGGGTCGTGGGCTGCGCCTATTCTAAACGCCCGAGTTGTTTTTAAGAGCAACAATTTGATTACTTGTAAGTTCGTAGTTGTAGTACTTGAAGTACCTGGTCGACTCGTTACCACTATCATTCGCTCCAAGATAAGGAGCACTCAAGAGTCGTCGTCCAATCATGAAGTAATTTGGTGTCCATGATTGTTGGAAAACTAGATTGCCATAACCACTGGTGGGTTGGTAAGTTTCTTCTGTGCCGTTCAGATAGATTTTCGAAAAACTGTTATCGACATGTGTGATTACTAAATGTATCCAATTAGTCGGTGATTGTAACAGAGTATTGTTATTAGTTGATACGATTTGATAATCGGCCCAGGTATTGTTAGGTCCGTTTTTATGCCATAAAAAGAGTTGATTTTGAGTTGCATTCCGAAATATGGCAATATTCTGATAAGTACCACTTCCTTGACTCCCGGTAAGATCCCCATTACTCCAATTCGCCATAGCGAAAATAGATTGATAGCTTTCATTGGTGCTATCGTTAAACTTGAAGACGATCTCGAAGCTGTAAGCACCCGTTTGAAGCGTGAAGGGTTCGTCTAACATTAGCGCATGTGTTGGCGTTGTCGATATGCCGTCGGTCGCACTCCATGTCACCTGGCCAGTAGTCGCAGCAGTAGTCAAACCAGCCGTAGAAGTAGAATCGTACCACGGTCCAACGGCCAAAGCTGTCGTGTTATCCGCAAACGTGAAATTGGGGTCAGAGAAGGAGTTAGAAGACGAGTTGAAGATGTAGCTTTCGGTTGGTACCGGTAGAACCTCTACAGTTCTCACAACTGGGCTGACGGTTCCGATGAGGTTAACAGGCGAGTAACTGTAAGTGAGTGTTTTTGTTCCTGCAGTCGAAGTCGACAAATCCCAACCAGTTCCATAAACAGTTGTAACTACCTCCTCAATACCTAATCCCTCGTACGCGACAACATTAGCGCCTTGGTCTTGATATGTAGCTCCTTGTGCAACGTAGTCAGTAGCTGATCCATTTAGATTGAGCGAAAGAGTGACGATGTTCATTGATCTTGTCACTGGATCAAGAACAACATTTTGAAAAGTCTTAGTGTAGTTGATACTGTAACTTTGAATGCTTGATGTATTGATTGTTGTGATTGACGGGTCAGCATTTACACCCGTGTTGATGCCTAATCGTTCGACGTAGGCACCAGGGTCGGTGTAGACTTCGTTTTGTAGCACAAGTTGATAACTATAGCCGTTCAGCACGATTGACGCAGCAAGACTTGATTCAATAGCAGTTACTCGTGTGTCAAGCGCCGTGAGTGCTGATGCTATTGACTCTGTTACTCCATTCAAATAGCCGAACTCTGTGTTGGATACAGTTCCATCGCCAATTAAGCTAGCGTTGAGTCCGTTTGTTACAGTCAAACTTTCTGTCTTTATCGTCTCAGCCTCAATGTTTGTGATTGCAGCTGTCCCCTTGATTATAAGCGACCTCTGTACCAAACTGTCTCTAAAAATGGAATGGTGCCTTCCTCCGTAACGAAGCTGATTTCCCACTGGCATTTAAAAGGGTGTTAGAACTTTCCGAGACACTGCTAGTGAGAAATGTTCATCCCTCGCAACACACGACAAGCCATGTCATGTTCTCACTGTGTTGTATGCAAGTGGTGTCACGAGCGCAACATGAAGAAGCATATGTTCTGCATGAGGGACGGCCCTATGGATCGCTGGTTCTGTGATGCAGACTGTGCTGTGAAGTTCACAGAGTATCGACACAACATAGGTGTCGCCCATGTGCTGAAGATGCCAATTAGTATTCGTAAGGAGTACTTGAAAGGCAAGACAATTGACGAATTCATTTCCAATGGCATGAAGGTCAGATGAGATCACAGGGACTTGTGACCGCGCTCCTGGCTTATGCCACATACATAACTGCGAAATGTCCTTGTAGCAAGACACTTAGCTGTCACCTGCCTCAATTTTATGGCAGCGTAGGCCTAGCAACTTTCTTAGTGCTTAGTGAGAATGCCTCCTTGTAGCGAGACGTGCTACATGTGCCACGGGTTGCGTGGGCATGACCGTATAAAGGAGTCTATGTGTGACGTCTTTGAAGATGAGTATGTAGAGGCGAGCCGTGAAGTAGATCGCCTGCGTGCCTTATTTAAAGAGGTTTGTTGGTATAATTTTGAAACAAAGTGCCGAAGTTGGATGCATCCATGGCCTTACAGCTTAGAGAACAGCTTGGTAGAGCTACACGGCACCAGGATTGTAGTTGACGACTCACGCGGGAGGCGCCGTGAGATCGGACACTTCCCTGTGTACTACTCAGGGGTTGTACGCGATGCACCAGAGCTACCTCCACAAATACTATTGATTGAGCTCAAGCTAGCTTCCGATCACCTCGCTGTTTGTAAGAAGCAACGCAACGCACCATTCGATTGGGCGCCTGGTGGTCGGTTGTACAAACAGCTGCTGCGAGAGACGAGCGTGCCGTCGGAACACGCTAAGAAGCGCGCACGAGCTCAAGAGGCGGCCGACCGAATTTCTAGACGCATGTTAAAGCACCATGGCAACGGAGGACGAGATGAGAGCAAATCTACAGGCGGAGGGTCTGGACTTCAGCAATGTAACGACTTGGGTAGGGCGACCGACTCGCATGCGCAAGAGACCTGCGCCTAGCTACTGGGAGGAGTATGTGGAGACGGACACTTGGTACCAGCGGAAACTAATCGAGGATGTCCCTCCTGAAGAGTTGTACGCAGCGCTTGAGGACCCCGATTTGGAGGAGGATGAGGGTGAAGAAGAAGACGGGGATGAGGACGAGGAAGAGAGTGAGGGTGAGGAGGACGCTGACTTTATTGTAGAAGATATTCCAAGTGATGTGGAGAACAACGATGCCGTCGAAAGCGACTCAGACTCAGTCGACGACACAGAAAGCACCTGCACAAATGGAGATATCTCAGACGACGACACATGTAGCAGAGAAGAAGAGAGTGTATAACGGCCCCTCTAAGGGTAGTGAGGAAGCGAAAGCACGCATGGAAGCCGTGCGAGCAGCACAGTGGGCCAAGAATGGGCTAAAGCTTTCTAATAGTAGGTAAACAGCCATGAGAGACTCCACTCAGCAAATGCTTCTGTCAGCTGCTTTGCGTCGCATGGAAAACCGTTTACTAAAATTAGAAGGGGCTGTTGAATTAGTCCTCAATAAATTAGAGGAGGCACTGACACGACCGACGTCACTAACTCTTATGGTCGCGGACGACACACAAAGTGAAACAACACAGGTTACCGAAGAGGAGTCGGACACAGAGTACAGAATGCTAGGCGAACAGGGGAACTAATTCCGATCGACACTAATGTAGCATGGACGTGCCACGCATAACAAGTGTGATTGTAGCGCTCGCTGTGGTTGTGAACCACATACAGTCAGTCTCCGCTGTGAAGGCAGAACGTATGCAAAGTGCACAAGAGTCAATACGGCTGCTCATGCCCCTGCCCTTCACATAATCCAATCGTTTCTTAAGAAGCAATGCGAGTGCGAGCCCGTCTGCGCCGCAAGCTGCTGCAGCGGTTCCAAGCAGCCACTAAGATTCAGAGTGCATACCGCGGTTTCCGCACGCGATGTGGTCGATGCGTAAGCCGTGATCCCTTGACCATCGATCTCACGGAGTGGGTCGTGCTCACTGATGGAAATTGACGAGGGCCTCTGCAATCTACGCGTCGCCGTCGTTGCTTGAGTCAGAGGCAGAGACGAGGTCGGGCATGCTGTCCGAGGACGACATGTTCTCATCGGCCACGCCGAGTACCTCACCGGGCGACTTGTCGTAGAGCTCGCGGCCGAGAGCGGCGCCGTCGACTGGGGCAGGAGGGCTGACCGGCACGGCGAATGAGGCAGGAGTGCCGGCCGGCACCGTCGCAGCCGGCACCGTCGCAGCCTCAACAGTGTGCACTGTGACCTCCATATCGAGCGGCGAGGGGAGGCCCACGTGCGCGCTGACTTTGAGGATCGCCTGCGTCAAGAGAATCCAGTTGTCCTCCTTCTCTTTAAGCTCATTCACAATCTCTGCGACCTTGTCGCCAAGGCCGTCAACGCTCTTGACGTACTTGACCATCTCCGCGCGCTCGGCACGGAGCTCTGCAATCGTCTTGCGAAGCTCGTTGTTCTGCGCGTTCGCAGCCTGGAGCATGACGAAGCACGCCTGGATAACGGTATCGCGATCGGTAGGCGGCATGGCGAGCTGCAATGAGCGACCTCCGCCACAGATTTCGTTTTTTTTCCGCGGGCACCAGTTCGTTTTTTTTTTCCGCGGGCACTTGTGCCACGGAGCCACGGAGATTGACCATGCAATTGATGAAAAAAAAAATCCCCGACAGATTGACCTAAAAAAGAGCGGTAGGGTGCAGATTGACCCTAAAAAAGAGCGGTGGGTGCAGATTGACCTAAAAAACAGCGGTAACATTCTTCTTCTCCAGCGATGTCTCTCTCCACCATGCGCACGCGCACTGTCTCGCTCCCCGACTGGCAGCGCGAGCCACGCGTGGTGATCGACGTCGACGCGATGTGCATCCTGGCCCGCGAAGTCGCGTACTGCTTGCCGTGGAAGGTCAGTGCGCGCCCCGCCTGCCCTACACTTCCAGCCGCTGCAGCGCCTGGTACGCCTGACCTGTGCCACGTGTCTGCAGTGCGCGGTCCGCGAGCTCCCGTTCCACACGCTGCGCGCCGTCGGTCTGAAGCCCGGAGTCACGGAGTCATGCTGGCTGTTTTCGAACATGGGCGGCTCCCAGGGCTGTGTCAAGATCGTCAACTACGGCGAGGCCAGGGACTCCCTTGTCAAGTTCATCGTCGGCCCGCGCGCTCGCCTGACCGAGGGGTGCTGGAATGAGGAGATGACGGCGCGCATTCAGGCGGCGATCACCAACTGCCCCTCGCCTCCGTCCGACTTGCAGCCGACGAACTGGGAGGAGCAGCACAAGGCCAAGCTGCGTATGAGCACCCTCGCTCTTGCCTCTCAGACCGCCCCGCTGCCCGTGGCCCCGCCGCCACCGATGCCCGTGAGCGACATCTGGGGTGGCTTCGATGATTCGGTTTCAGAGGTCGGGTCGATTGAGCTCTTCGCGCTTAACGGGCCGACAATCGAGACCATTGACTTCTTCAAGAAGGCCAACCTGCAGTCGTACCTGCCGGCTGTCGAGGGGCAGCAGAACTGGTGGGACATCCAGGACGTCGCCGAGACCAAGGACCTGACCAAGCTGCTTTTGGACATCGGCATGAAGAACGTCGTGCATTTGCTCAAGTTCATGACTTATTTGAACGCGGACTACCCGGTCGCCCAGGGCCGGCGCTACCACCGTCTTGCCTTTCGCACTGGCCCACGCTTTCCACGCGTCAAGCTCACCGCCCCGAAGCCGCCGGGCTTTAAGAGTGCGTTCATGATCGGCAAGTACAAGGGCAACAAGCTGAAGGAGGCGCAGGCGACCGCTCTCGTGAACGACCCGAGCCTCGGGTTCAACAAGCCGGTGCTCACTCGCGCCCAAGCTGCCAAGTCGCCCTCTGCGCGCGCTCTCGTGTCGCGCGTGAAGGACGAGATCAAGCTCTGGTGAAGGTTGCCGGGGCAGGAAGCCTCGCACAGTTGGCGCTTTACGTCGATCCACGGGTACCTCGATCCCTGATTCGCGCCAACTTCACACGCACACACAGGGTGCAGGCTTGGTGGGAGGCGTATGAGTGGTGGGTGACTGTTCCGGTCGACGGCTTCCCCATGGACCTGGAATACGAGCACTTTGTAAGGATCATTGTGATCCCCGCACGCTGCTGGGCTCGCCGCGCACTGAAGAACAAACGCTTGCGGCGCAAGCGCGTCAGGGAGGTGCTCGGTAGATGCTTCTAGCCATCGCATTGAGCCCCCTGTTGCCAGCGAGAGGCATGCCGCGGCCACTTTGGACCCATGCGCCCCGATAGTTGATGCGTGCTGAGGAGAAAGGTAGCATGATCGCACGCTCGGTGGAACGCAAGACAGAGAGCAGTGCTCCCATTGGATGCTGTACGGTGCGAATTTATTTCGAATGCTCCAATTGTGTGATGCCGAAACATCGAACGAAAGCACAGAAGGCTGAGTGTCACGCTGCGGGTCATGTGCTGAAGAAAGACCAAAGTACTAAGTACAAGCGCAAGGCCGCTCGTGAGCTAGCTACTAACTGTAAAAAAACAGCTGTTAAGAAGCCTAAAAAACGATAATTTTCTTGTAAGTCTCATGTAACGATGGTTCAGACACGAAGCGCTAAGACTGGACAGTACATAAGCGGTTCCTCAAAGAAGAAGAAAGGTCCCGTGAGTGGGCCTGGATTCAGTGGCAGTGGACGACCGGGTGTGACGTGTCGTAGAACTAAAGGTGGTGGTATCTTCTGTAACCATGGTAAGAATTCACAGGGGTGGAAAACTTCGAAGAGTAAGTAATCGACAAGTTTCCGATTTATGAGTAACTCATGTGGGGTCCGGCGTATGAGGCTCGAGTAACAAGTGTGCGTTTCCGAGATCTTATGCGTCGTTTCTTACGTCAGATAGGACAACTTCCACAGGACGTGATAAACAACATCGTAGCCCAACTGCGTACAATCCTTTTCGAATTCCAATCACTTACGGAGAGTCTGTCAGATGCTACTCGTAAGGCTCTGCGGTAGGTATAATCCACACACAATGACCACTCTCCAGTAAGGGGCAACACATTCACGTATTGGAAGTCGCGAGGTCGCGAGGTCGCGCACCCCCCCCCCCAAATCAAACCCGACAGTTTCAACCCGACCCAACCCAACCCCCCAAAAATCTCAAAAATCCAGTATGAAACCGGTGAATTTTGGGTCACCTGGCCGTTTCTCCCCCGCCGGCTCCAGGACCTCCTGACCTAAAAATGGTAACTTCGTCAAACCTAATTAGGCATTCCACACTTAGCTAATGATACTGAAGAGTGAAACCGCCCAACCAGTGTGACGGTCAGTAACGGTCACGTAACCACTGATTTAGTGTGAAACAGTCGGCTGTTACCAGTGGTTCCTAATTTGGCAACTACCAAATTAGGGCAGAGTCGAAAAATCCCTCAGTGGGACGAAACCACCAAACCACTGATGAACGGTCGCCGAAACCGCTGGCCGGAGGGTGGGTCGACGAAACGGAGATGGCTCGTATATACA